TATTTGCCATTCGTATTTTATTTATTGTTAAACAATTACTCACGTCGGATCTGCAGAAATAGTAATATCAGAATTTTTAATGATTTGGGAAACCATTTCATTAAATTGATCACTTTCAACAACATCTGATGCAACATTATCCATTACATCATCAACGTATGTTCGCAATGTGTCTGCATTTACTATATCTTCATCTCTTCATTGAGTTATATCTTCCGGTAAACTTGCAACTTGCGCAATACCGTTTTCATCTCTACATACTAATCCAGAAAGGTTTGATTCTTCAGCACCCTGTTCCATTGTAGTGTAATATACAACAGATCCATTATTTGAAAGTACTGTGCCATTTGAAGCATTAATTCCTCTTCCTGCAGCAATCTTTACTCAAGATCCATTTGTATATTCATATACTCCAATTACATTTCCAGAAGCATCTGTTCTCATCCAAATATAATTAGTTGGAGGTGTTGAATTGTCTTTTCAAATTGTTTTTTTAGCCATATTATTAATTTTTTCAAAAATCCCAACTTGTTTGGTTAGTCGATTCTTCTTTTAAAAAATTAAAAAAATCATCTATTGTTCCTTCAGGGTGTCCTTCGTTCACTCAAATTTGATATGCAGAAAGTCCATCTTTGCCAGGATCTCCAACAGGACCTTTTAAATTCACAGCCTGAGGATTATCTAAATTAGAATCGTTTGTTCAAGTTAAATTTCCGTCTTTGTCGATATGTGGTGTAAAAGTTGCGCCAACACCATTTACAACAAGTTCTCAGTCATTAGATTTATCTGGAAACTTAGATGTAAATGGGACAACGCAAGCATATAAAGCACCTTTATATTCAACAAAATCTTGTATAAAATCATCATTTTTATAAACAATTCCAGAACATCATTCTGAAAATCTAAATGATTTACCTCTGTTATAATTTCTACTAATATTCATTGTAATAGTTTAAAATACTTAAAATATCATTATTAGTTAATTCTGAACTAGATAGTAGATGATAAACATGAATTAAATCTTCTAATTGTCGATTTCTTTTTCTAGAAAGAGGGTATCCGATAGATAAATCTGACAAATATTCTTGATGTTTATCGTAAATTGTTTTTAATAACAAATCACACATAAGATTAATTTTTTAAATACACCCGCAGTTATTTACTGTCATTTTATTTTTACAAATTCCGCCACACTTTAAAGTTACATCATCTAAGAGTTTTTGAGCTTGCTCATATCTTTCTTGACGAATAAGCGACTTTAAAAGATTATGTGTTATAAACATAAATTCTCTCTGTTCTACTAATTTAGATTTATCCAAACATACTTTATTTCCAGAAGACATCAATCCATCTGCGATTGTTTCTTTTTGTAATTTTGTAAGACATTTTTCAAATTGACAAAGAGAAAAAATATCTTTTCTTTGCAACTCCAAACAACCTCAATTTTCAGAAGATGATAATAATTCATCAACAAGATCTTCTACTTGAACTTCTTTTCCGTTTCTACATAAAGTCAATAAACCTTTTGAATTATAATTAAAATAAAAAATATTAGTTGGAATTTGTTCAGAAAAATCAAAATCAGGATTTTTATCAAATTTTAATTCTTCATGTTCTTTAATTCTATTATAATTTCATCCATCTAAAGTTCATAAACGTATTGAAAAATAAGTATATTTTCCATCATGCTTTAAAATCTGTTTGAAAAATCTTCCAATTTCATACGTTAAAGATTTTGGAGAAAAACAACCGTTTTCAAATTTTTCATCTAGTAAAATTTGAATAACCTCTGTACCCTGATTTATACTTTCTCCAGGATACAAACGTTCTTGCAAACGAACGTTTTCACATGAATCGTTTAAACATTCGTATTTTGCAAGCAACGTACAATTTTCTACTATTTTAATCATTATATATCTAATATTTTATCGTTATATGGATTTCCATCAAATATTTGTGCGCGCTCCAAATCAAGTTGTTTCTTTTTAATTTCAACCAATTTATCATTATAAGAATCTTTGTTCTCAATATCAAGTCGCTCAAGTTTGATGCGTTCTCTTTCCAATTCAATTTTAGCCTGATTATTTTGCTGAAGCTGTTGTGTCAATTGTTTATTTTGATTTGTCAGATCGCTCAATTGTTTTTCCATTTGTTTGGTTTGTTCTTGAGCTTGCTGCAATTGTTGTTGTAATTGACCAATCATATCATTTTCAGCTTTCTTTGCAGCCAAACCATTTTTAATATATCGCTTCAAATCAGTCATATTTTGTGCAGTAGCTACATCTACTGCAATTCCAGCATCTACTAATCCTCCTTTTACAAATTCCATATTCAATAATTGAACACTTTCTTTATTCTTATAAACTTCAGAACTATCTTGAATGTGAACATCAAAATCTGTAATAGTATAGTGTTCAGGCAATGCTGTAAAAATTTTAGATAGTTTTTCACCCAAAACAATCGCTCCTGTAAATCCATCTTTATAAACAATTTTTGCAAGATTTAAAAAGTCATAATTAACTTCTTTAAAAATTAAATCCATTGCGTTAAAATATTGTTTTGTCAATACAGTTGATTGTCTTGCTCCATATTTAACATTACTAGCAGCTTCTCTAGTTTCTATTTGTCCAAGTTGTTGTTTAAATACACCAGTCATTGATGAAACTTCGTTTTCAATGCTTTCGATTGCAAATTGAATTGCCTGAATAGATTGAGCTTTTACTGTATCATCAAATCCATTAAAAGTAGTATTTAAAATTTGAGCTCCTTCTTGACTACTATCAATTAATCCAATTCCGTTTTTCTTATAAGCTAACCATTTAGCTAATCGTTCTGGAAAATCAACACCCAATGCATTTGGTACAACTGCCAAATCAATTCAGTCTCCAACTGTTCCAGAAGAAGCAATTAAATTGTCTCTATAATATATAAGAAGGTCTAATTTATCTTGTAGATGCATTGTACTAAGAATCATACTGAACGGATTTCCGTTTCTATCAGAAAAGAACATTCCATTAACAGATAATGTACAATTTTTAGGATCACTCATACTTCTTCCTTGATTTTTAGCTTCACCTCTAGTGATGTAAATATCGTCTCCGATTTTTACACCTTCGTGCTTAACTAAACAATCTTCGTCAGAATTATATTCTACTCATTCCACCTCATATACAGGAATTGTATTAAAATCTACAACAGCATGTTCTGAACCAAAAGGAAACATAGGACATACTTCCAATCCTCCAATAACACCTGGTGTACATTTTATTTCTCCATATAAATCTGGATCATCTACAGGAACTTCTCGATATCCGGCATGAACATATATTGAATCTGAATTATCATAACGTCTTTCGCCTTTATTATCTAAAAGTTTCTTTTTTGCTTCTTGTGTTAACTCAGAACCAAATTCCAAAAGAATTTGAGTTTCAGTTAAATATCTTCTAACTACGCATCTTGGAGATTTGTTAAGATAGAATTCATTTCGGTTTCTTTCAACAAAAGTGTCAATTGGATTTAATACTTCAAATTTAATATTTTTTCCATCACCAGTTGGTTTTGTTCTATAATAACATAATCCTCCAATTAATAAATCTGTATACAGAATAGCCATTTTATTTTTAAGATCAAAATCACGAGATGTTCTAAAAAACTTTAACATATTTTGAGCAGCAGTCTCTTATTCTGATATAAAATTTTCTTCAATATTCTGTTTTATTTTTTGCAGTTCCTTTTCTACAAAAGGATCATTTTTTGGCTCTTGCTCTCCAGAAATAATATTTATAATTGAGTTTTTCAAATATTTTTGCAAATAATTAAAAAGCTCTTGATCGATTTTCAATTTTTTATCTCGCATTATATTTGAGATTGTAGCATCATCTTTGCAAGTAACTTGTACTTCTGGATCAAGTGTTAAATATTCTCCAACTAATACATCAATATGTTTTTTCACCAATGGAGTGAATGAAACTGATGTAGGAGTACCTATTCCGTAGTTTTCTTCCAAATAACGAAATTGTTCAGGATCTCGTTTACTATGATAATAATTATAGGCTTTCTTTAGTTGCTGCTTATCATATACTAAATCAGAAATACAACGATCAATTTTTTCTATTTCTTTTTTACTATTTTTTGCCATAATTAAATGATAAAAGGTTCTTTAAGAGTATTCCAGTATTCAATTTCTGGATATCTTCTTCTTTTTATTTCCTCTTTAATATATTTTTTGAAATCTTCAACAGAACCCTGATAATACAAAACGGTTGGAGCATTTGGTGTATTTAATCCTAATCGTAACGTATAACCATCGTCTTCTTGCATAACAGATAATCTACCAGTATAGCAGCACTCTGTTACTTCATTGATGATTTCCAATATTTCATTTTCTAATGCGGTCATATTATCGTTTTATTACTCCACGCTGACGTCTTCCATGTTCATCAATGTAATATCCAAAATCTTGTCATGTTTTTTGAATTTCATTTGCAACTCTTGGAGTTGTTCCAGATAATTCTTCATCTCCAATTTCACAAATTGATGCTGCTGCAATAAGGTCAAATTTTCGTTTTGCTGCATATGAATAATTTATCAACTGATCTAACATTTCTTCAAATTCAATTGTATAAAAATAGTCGTTAACAAAATTCTGTAATAATTCCAAACCATGTTTAATTACAGCATCTGTTGCAGGAACACCAATTAGTTTTTTCTGAGCTTTCTTTCCATATTTTGTAGACATTGCAAATTCTGGACGACCCATCAATAATTTATCAAAACCTCTTTCTTGAAAATATTTTTGAATTGAAATCTTTGTATACTCAAGTAAAGCTTGGCAATTATATCAACATAATAATTTTAATGCAATATCATATGCTTGACGAATATCATTTGGACGATCCATATACATTGCTACATATTTTGGTTCATTTAATCCAAAAACTCGCTTTTTAATAACAATACAAAAATTTGAAACATCTGTATCTGTTGCAGAATCAGATGTACCTTGATCAATGGAGTCAATGCCTGCGATATATAAATTTGAATATTTACCTCCTCCTTCAGGAGTCTCAGGAGGTTCTAATATTAAGATTTTACTATTAGAAGATGGAGTTGCAATAACTTTCTTGCGAGAAGGATCAGATGGATCTCAAGTAAGAACTACTCGTTGAGGTTTCTTTTTAGACATTATTAGATTCATTTTCTGCTGAGATAGCAATTCCAAATCAAACATGCTATCTCCTTGTAGAGCAAGCGCTTCATCTGGATAAAAACAATACTCAGCGCAATAAATGATTAAATCTTTACCTTTTAACCTTGCTCGTTTATTTTCATGAAATTTTCTAAACTCTACACAATTTGTTACACCTCGATGATCAAGATATTCTGGCAATAATGAGAATTTATGAGCCGGAATGAAAAATGCAGATAACTCTGGTTTTCCATCTTTTGTATCATAATTCTTGTAAGGCAAAATATTATATCCTGTTGGATTTAAAAACATAGTTGCCAATCCTTCAAGAGTTTCTCCAGATTCACCGCCTGTGCCTGCAGCGCATTTTAAACCAATTTTAACACCACCTAATGTAACAAGAGCATCTCCCTGAATTCAGCTTTTAATTAAAAACTTATGTGATCCTGCCTCATCATAAATTAGTCGTTCAGTACGCTGACCTCTGACTTTACCAGGCTTATCACTAATGATTCCTTCAATTTCACTATAACGTCCTGTTTCTGAACCATCTACAACTACTGAAGCTCTTTTGACAAACATATTATCAATTTTTTGTCTACTACGCTTCATTCCTCCACCAGTATTTAAATTTAATCAGTCTAACTGTGTTCAACATTTATCGAGAACTGGAGTAAGCTGATCTTGACCAAATGTGGTGAATACTGTTCTGAATCTTCTAGTTGTAATAAACGGTCTTACTCCGAGTGACGCAAGTATTTCTGAAAGTCCAACTCCACGACATTTAAGAACACATACATCATATCCAAGTAATTCGCATATTTTAACATAATGAAAAAATTCATACTGTTTTGCTACAAAACTCGAAAATCCTTCACTACGTCCTGTTGTCTTTGAATTAACACCTGTATTCGCCAACTGCATATGATAAAAATTTAAAAAGAAATAATGATCTCCTGTTATTGTATATGTTCCTACTGTATAACCTTCAATACATCTTTTCTTTTGTTCTTCTCAATAATCACGAAATGGTTTTGTACCAGGAGGATATTCTGTATACGCCCCGTTTTTTAAAAAAGTTTTTGCTGGGATTATAAATGGTTCTGGATCAAAATCTAAACCTTGTTCCATAGTAAGAGGTCTATATCCAGTTAATTCATATGATAATTCTGGATCAAAATATTTAATTTCCTCATCAATAGGAACATCCCATTCTCCTAATCGTTTTTTATGATAGTTTCGATCTTCTTCATAATAAGGAAGATCTTCATCAACTGTTTCTTGTTGTTTTTGTTCTTTCTCTTCGAATAATTGACGAATTAAAGACTCTTCATTTTGTTCATCAAACTTCGGCACTTGTTTTTTAGATTTTTGAATTGGATTTTCCAACTTCTTTTTCTTAGCTCTACTTGCCGGAAGTTCACCACGTATTATTTCTCTTTTTTCCATATATTACACTTCATCATATCCAAGTTCAACATCTCCTCTAATCTTCTTATCTCCTGTCGCCAATCCTTTCTTATAATCAATTTCAAGTGTTTGTAAATCTTTTCTCATTTTTCCAATACTACTAATGTCAGCAATAACATCTTTTGGTTTATATATCGGTTTTCCGTATTCATCTACATCAGAAAAATCAATATTATCCAAAAAAACCTGCATCTTATATAAAGTATTATGAGCAACTTTGATTAAAGATAATATAGGATCAGAATCTAATAATTCTTTATATTTATTAATTGCTTTAATAAATAAAGGATCTGTTAGATCTTTTTCAGTGAGTCCAGAATCAGCTAATGCAGCCTCGTGTTTATGTTGTTCTAAAAATGTAAAATATGGAGATTTATAATCCAACATTAAATAAATGTATGTAAATTCTTTGAACGCTTTAATGCGCAGAGTTCCTTGTTTATCCTCTGCGCATTTATTTCGTTCTATATCTCACAAGTCTTTAAATTCCTTGATTAATAAAATAGTATATTCGTCAATTCGAAGTTTATTTTCTGCATTATCGAATATAAATATTTGTTGCATTATCTAAACCATTCACTTATTCTTTGTCCAGCTCTCTGAATACCTTGTCCAAGACGCTGAGCACCAGCCTGAACACCATCAACAACTCTATTGCCAAAATTTTGTGTTCCGTCAATAACAGCATTACGAACACGCTGTCCTCCATCTATAATTCTATTACCAACATTTTGAACACCGTCTCCGATACGTCTAGCTCCATCCTGAACAGCATCGTATGCTCTATTAGCACCAGATTGAATTCCATCAACAACTCTTGCTCCAAAATCCTGAGCATTATCGTATGCACGATTAACTCCAGCTTGAACACCATCAATAGCTCTATCTACAAACTCTGGACGAATACCAAACACATTTGATGCAGATTGAATTCCATCAAATACTTTATTTCCTGCGTTCTGAACCCAATCTCCTGCGCGACGACTTACACCTTGCATGCCGTCTACAATTGCGTTTCCTCCTGCTTGGATTCCATCACCAATTCTACGAGCACCATCCTGAACAGCGTCATATACTCTATTTCCTCCTGCTTGGATTCCGTCAATAATTCTGTCAGTTCCTCTCTGATATCCGTCAATTGCATTATTTACTCTTCCTTGAATTCTATCAATTGGTCCCATTGGAGTAGATGTAGCAGGCGCAGGTCTACTTGGACCGAGTGCTTGAACAGGATTTAAAGCAGGAGAAGCAACATTTAGTTGAGTATCCATTGGTTTGAGAGTAGGTGTAGTTGGCGCATTGTCGTTTATTCCAGAAACCATTCTTCTTGCAGCCATTCTTCTTTCTCTTCCGCTAAGGTCTGTATTATTAGCAAGAGTATTTTTTGCATTTTGATAAGCCATTCTAAAATCTCCGTTGTCATACCCTTTATTTAACTTAGACAAATCTCTAGCTTGACGTCTTGTTAATTCTACTTCACCACCTTCTTGTTTTTTCGATGTCTTTTTCTTTGGCGATTTCCCGCCACATCCAAATTTTTCAATGAAAGCGATCATTTTGCCGCCTTCTCTAAATAAACCTGTTTCGTTCATAAATTTATCTTTTGTTTTTGTAAATAATGTAAGTAATCCTTGTGAATCGTCGTTATTTTCAAAAGCCGCCATCACAGCTTCTGCTAACTCTTGAGATGGCTCTACACCAAGTGTTTTAGCCATATCTGTAATAATTGCAATAAAAAGTTGTTGCTGTTGATCATCTGATGGAAGATTTCCTCCTTCTTGATACATTTCTTGAGGTATCACAAATTTATCATCTTTATGCACTGGCATCCTATCAGTTGATTGTCCAGGATACATTGGCATAGGAGCTGGTTTTATGTCCGAAGTGTCCTGTTGATGTATTGGCATTTTTACAGACGGAACAGCAGGTTGATATTTGCTTGGAAGAGGCACTGGCTTAACCGAACCAGGAATCACGTTTCCAAATCGTTTTCCCATTTCTATCAATTTATTATGTTTGTCAACATTATGTCTTCCGTACGGAAGATTTTCAAGAAACGATACTGCAGTATTTGAAGGAATTTCTCCACCTTCTTGAAGTCCATCAACTTGTCTTTCAACTTCTTTTAAGTTATCATATGCTTCTCCATATGTTGCAAGAGGTATTCCGTATGAATTAAATTTTTCAACAGCTTCTTTATATTCCTTTGTTCCTAGTTTAATCTTATCATATGCTCAAAGATCGCTAGGATGATTAGCTCTATATAAACCAAGTGTATCTGGAGTAGATACACCATCATATTTAACTTCAAGTTTATATGCAGGATTTAAATTTGATTTTCTAAGAATTTGTTCATTAACGCCGTCTTTATTAACAGTAGATTGCACAACTGTTCCATTACTAAAAGTAGTATATGGAATTTTATCTTGAAACATTACATGTCT